ATATAGGCCAAATCCTATAATTAATAAAAAAATCTATGATTTAGGGATTAAAAAATTCACAAATACAGGAGAAGTTTCAAAAATAATTGAATAAATGAAAATAAACACTAATTCTAATAGCGCTTTTCCAAGTCAGGTAGTACCAGATGCTGAAAAAGCTTCAATTGAATATGGTTCCCAAGTAGCATCCGCTATTGAGACAGAGTGGTTTAATCAAGGTAGAACTCATGGTAATAGATATTTAACAAGTTGGAATAACTTTCATTATTTAAGACTATACGCCAGAGGAGAACAACCTGTACAAAAATATAAAGATGAATTAGCCATTAATGGAGATTTATCATATTTAAATTTAGATTGGAAACCAGTACCTGTTATTTCTAAATTTGTAGATATAGTTGTGAATGGTATATCTAATAAAGAATATGATATTAAAGCTTATTCTCAAGATCCTCAATCAGTAAAACAAAGAACAGATTATGCTACTGCAATTGCTCAAGACATATATGCAGCAGATCTTATTCAACAAGCTAGAGAAAACTTAGGGGTTGATGTACAACAATCTAATCTATCTGCATTAGAATTACCTCAAACAAAAGAAGAATTAGAACTTCATATGCAACTATCTTATAAGCAAGCTATAGAAATTGCTGAAGAAGAAGCTATAACGCAGACTTTAGCTAAAAATAAATGGGAGTTAACAAAACGTAGAATAAACCAAGATTTAGTGGTATGTGGAATTGCTTCTTGTAAAACAAATTTTAATAAATCAAATGGGATAACTGTAGATTATGTAGACCCATCTTATTTAATATATTCTTATACAGAAGATCCAAATTTTGAAGATATATATTATGTAGGCGAAGTTAAATCTATTACAATACCAGAGCTTAAAAAACAATTTCCAGATATTCCAAATGATGAATTAGAGAGAATTCAAAAAATGCCTGGAAATAGACAATATATAACGGGGTGGGGTAATTATGATAATAATACGGTTCAAATATTATATTTTGAATATAAAACCTACATGAATCAAGTATTTAAATTAAAACATACAGACACTGGATTAGATAAAATAATTCAAAAAACTGATGAATTCAATCCTCCACCTAGTGATAATTATAACAGGGTTTCTAGAAGTATAGAAGTATTGTACGAAGGGGTTAAAGTCTTAGGGACGAATACTGTTCTTAAATGGCAACTTGCTGAAAATATGACAAGACCTTTGGCTGATACTACTAAAGTGGAAATGAATTATGGAATTTGTGCTCCTAGAATGTATAAAGGCAAAATTGAATCTTTAGTAAGTAAAATAACTGGTTTTGCTGATATGATCCAATTAACGCATTTAAAAATGCAACAAGTATTAGCTAGGATGGTTCCAGATGGGGTTTTCTTAGATATGGATGGTTTAGCAGAAGTTGATCTTGGTAATGGAACAAATTATAATCCAGCGGAAGCATTGAATATGTATTTCCAAACTGGTAGTATAGTTGGTAGGTCTTTAACTCAGGATGGTGATTTAAATAGAGGTAAGGTACCTATTCAAGAACTTAAGTCTTCATCAGGAGGACAGAAATTAGCAGCATTAGTACAAACTTACCAATACTATTTACAGCTAATAAGAGACGTGACCGGATTGAATGAAGCTAGAGATGGCAGTATGCCTGATAAAGATGCTTTAGTAGGTTTACAAAAAATGGCTGCTAATGCATCTAATATTGCGACTAAACATATTAATCAAGCTAGTCAATTTATTGCATTAAGAATTTGTGAAAATATTTCTAAAAAATTAGTGGATGTATTAAGTTTTCCTTTAACTCATAATGCATTAATAGAAAGTATATCTTTATTTAATGCGCAAACATTGGCTGAAATATCTAATTTAAGTACGCATGATTTTGGTATTTATTTAGAACTAGAACCCGAAGAAGAAGCGCAAGCATTATTAGAACAAAATATTCAAGTAGCTTTACAACAACAGGGTATTGATTTAGAAGACGCTATAGATATAAGACAAATAAAAAATCTTAAATTAGCAAATCAATTATTAAAGCAAAAGCGTAGACAAAAACAAGAGCGAGATCAAGCTCAACAACAACAACTAATACAAGCACAGGCTGAAGCTAATACTAGATCCCAGCAGGAATTAGCAATGGCTGAGGTTCAAAAACAGCAAGCTTTAACTGAACAAAAAGTTAGTGTGGAGCAAGCAAAGTCTCAATTTGAAATACAACGCATGCAAACAGAGCTTGAAGTAAAACAACAATTATTAGCTCAAGAATTCGAATACAATAAGCAATTAGCGCAAATTAAAGCTAATGTAGAATTGTCTAAAGAAAAAGATGTAGAAGATAGAAAAGACAAAAGAGTAAGAATACAAGGAACTCAACAGAGTGAATTGATTACACAAAGACAAAATGCTGGTCTTCCACAAGATTTTGAGCAAGGTGGAGGATTAGACATAAATTTAGGTGAATACCAAGAAGATATAAATCAAGTAATTCCACCTAATTAATTATTAATTTTATAATATTATATTATGCCAACAGAAGTAAGACAAGAAGGCAGCTTTAAGTTAAAGTCAAAGCCTCGAAAACCTAAAAATTTAGGAGAAGTAAAAAATGAACCTTTAAAAGTAGATCTTAATGATCCAGATGCACAAGGAAAAGTTGTGCCTGATAATGTAAAAGTAAAGGTTAAAACAGAAGATTTAAAAACACTAGGAGATGCCGTTCCAAAGCGAAAAACAACAAAATTACCTGAGGATAAACGAACCGGAGATATACAACAAGTGGATGAAGTTGTACGGGTCAGCGAAAACGTGGAAGTACAAGAACCCAAAGAAGCTGTTGAATCTTCAGAAAATCCAATTGAAGAAATAACCGAAGAGGTTAAAAAAGAAGAAGAGGTAGAAAAACCTAAAGAAAAAACAGTAGAACAGCCAAAAGCCGAACCGGTTCCAGAAGTTGTTTTACCTGAAAATATAGAAAAATTAGTTTCTTTTATGAAAGAAACTGGGGGTACTGTAGAAGATTATGTAGCATTAAATAAAGATTATTCTAAATTAAATGATACAAATGTTTTATATGAATTTTACTCCAAAACGAAACCACATCTTGACCAAGATGAAATTGCTTTTTTAATAGAAGATAATTTCAATTTTGATGAAGATGAGGATGAAGCAAGAACAATCAAAAAGAAAAAACTTGCTTTTAAAGAAGAGGTTGCGAAAGCCAAAGGCCATTTAGAAAGTTCTAAAGAAAAATATTACGACGAAATCAAGTTGAGACCCGGCGTAACTCAAGAACAACAAAAAGCCCTAGACTTTTTCGACCGCTATAATGCGCAGCAAGAAATAGCTACTAAACAGCATGAGGATTTTAGATCTAATACTAAAAATCTTTTTTCTAATGAATTCAAAGGTTTTGATTTCAACGTAGGGGAGAAGCAATTTAGATATAAAATTAATGATCCTGGTAAAGTAAGTGAAACTCAAATCGATGTTAACAACTTTATTTCTAAATTTTTAGATAAAGATGGTAATATGGTCGATGCGAATGGTTATCACAAAGCTATGTATGCTGCAATGAATACTGATAAAATTGCTCATCATTTTTATGAACAAGGGAAGGCTGATGGCATTAAAAATGTTATTGAAACTTCAAAGAACCCATCAACAGACGCACCGAGGCAAGTTGCCGATGGAAACGTTTTTATAGGCGGATTAAAAGTGAAATCAATTAGTGGATTAGATTCAACTAAATTAAAAATAAAAACACGAAAATTTAACTAATTAAAAATTATAAATTATGGCTTTAAGTCCTCAATTTGGCTCGATCGTACCGAGTCAATCACAATTGGCACTTCAAACCAACTATATTAACTTTGCTGGTGCAGCAGGGGTAAATTTTTCTCAACAATATTTACCTGAGCTTTATGAGCAAGAAGTTGAAAGATATGGCAATAGAACCTTATCTGGATTCTTAAGAATGGTTGGCGCAGAAATGCCTATGACAAGTGATCAAGTAGTCTGGTCCGAACAAAATAGACTACATATATCTTACGATAACTGTACAACTGCCTCAGGTGCAGGAACAATTACAATTCCTGTTGCTGCTGGCCCTCCAGCTATCGTAAACGTTATCTCCCCATCTTCAACAATTGTTGTTATGGATGATTTCGGAAATGAATGTAAATGTTTAGTTACTGGTAGTCAAACTGTTACTGGTGTACTTAATGTACAACCTTATACAGCTGCTAGTTTAATTGCTGCTGGAATTGCTAACAGTGCTAATAACAAAATATTCGTTTACGGTTCTGAATTCCAAAAAGGAACATCTACAGGTAACGCTGTTGCTGGAGCAAATGTTACAGCACAAGTAAATAACCCTATGGTTAGTGTTGATCCTGCTTTTACTACATTTACCAATTCACCTATTATTATCAGAAGTACATATACTGTTAACGGTTCTGACACAGCTCAGATCGGTTGGGTAGAAGTTGCTACTGAAGATGGTACTGGTGGATATCTATGGTTCTTAAAAGCTGAGTCTGAAACAAGACTTAGATTTGAAGATTACCTAGAAATGGCTGTAGTTGAAGGCGAATTAAACTCTGGTGGTGTTATAACTGCCAATATGCTTGGTACTGAAGGTTTATTCGCTGCTATCAATAATGGTGGTAATGTAGAAGTTGGATTTACAGCTGCGGCTGGAATCGATTCTTTTGATGCTATCCTTAAAAACCTTGATACTCAAGGGGCTATTGAAGAAAACATGTTATTCTTGAACAGAAATACTGCTCTTGATTTTGACGATATGTTAGCTTCTATCTCCTCAGGAGTAGCTGGTGGTGTTGCTTACGGGTTATTTGAAAACTCAGAAGAAATGGCTTTAAACTTAGGTTTTAGTGGTTTCAGAAGAGGTTCTTATGACTTCTATAAAACAGATTGGAAATACCTAAATGATGCTTCTACAAGAGGAGCAATGGTTGGACCTGCTTCTATTGAAGGAGTTCTAGTCCCTGCAGGTACTTCTACTGTTTATGATCAAATCTTAGGTACTAACATCCGAAGACCATTTTTACACGTTCGT